TCTTTTAAGTGGGAATAAGGGAAATTAAGACACCCAAACGCGATCAAGACCACCAGAAAACACGTGTACACGAGTAGCAGTAATGCTACCAGAATCCAACGCCGGAATAGTCACTAAATCACCTATCTCTGCCCTACAAAAGAAGCAGAAAAATGACGCAGTGGCATTCGCGACATAAAGAGATTGACTAGTAGCACTAGTAGACTCAGCAAACGCGCCACTGGTGATTGTATCCTTCAAACGATTAGTAGTAACATCATTACCAGCAACGTCAGTGATCGTCCACGAACCAGTATCTTCGACTGGGTCCGTTCCGTTACGCCGACACATGATAGTATAATGCCCCTTACGCTGAAGTTCAATCACATTTGAAGCAGTAGGTAACGCGACAGAAAGGTCGCCTATACAGTTACCAGTATGAAGATTCAGAGCAGTATCAGTTGTGGACGTGGAGATAAACTGCGCACTAGCCCCAACTCGTGGTTTAGAACCCCGCAACTCAATGACATAATCACACCAGAGCTCACCAATGGGAGCACCATCTGCAACAGAACCAGTAAAAATGGTTACAAGAAACTGACCAGGCTGGGTGGACTCAATATCATCAACGCCTGAGTTCACAGACCTTGGGATATAACTAGTCAACCCTAAAGTCCGAAACACCAAACGCGAGAACTGTGCCACTGTCACCTGAATCACATCCTGTGTCCACGCAGCAAACTCCTTAACGCCAGGAAGATCACGAACGAACTCAATAAAACCGTTCTCATCACGCTCCATGCCTTTAGGTACCTGAGGTTCGTAATACGGAGCCATGGTAACACGCGCACCAGCACCTGTAGAACAAGTGCCGACGTAGCGATAACGCATCTCTCTGATCACGAAATGCTGAAAATGCTCAGCAACCTCAGAAATCCAACCCAAAGAACGTGGGTTCATGTTAAAACGATATATTTGGTTAGCACTAGTAGCCTCAGACTTAAAGTCAAAAAGCTTCTGCGCATGAGCAACAACTATACCGCCTTGAATAGAACTAAAACGGGGAGTCTCATTCGTGAGCCTATTAGCGAGAGAAACAGGAGCTTGGGTAGCCAAAGAAAACCCCCCCATCTGGTCAATTGGGATATTTCGGCCCCCACTGACTACCGGAAAACTGTTGCGAGAAGCACGAGCACGTGCGCGACGGCGACGCCGACGTGCAGCACGTCCGCTACTCGCACGCGCCTGAGCAGCCCCCTGAGCCTGTACAACAACAACTTTCGGCGCCCCACCACCATTGGAGCGTCCATTTCTCTTACCATTTCTCCTCGCCATTTTCTTTTTCGCAAACTTTTTTTAATTTTTGTTTGTGTTTTAATTTTAAATGACCGGAAACGTCAACGACAAGGGAAATAAAAAACAAAACATCTATTTATTTTTCTTTGGAAAAATTTTCTCTGCACTCAAAAAAACAATAAAAAAGGCAGCAAAACAAAAATCACAAGTCAACTGGAAGTGACTCAACCTCAAGAAGGTCGTCCGAAAAAAGATGCAAACGTCGACTAGACGACAAGGAGCGCCAAGAAGACATAGCACTAGACCAGCTTTCACTAGAACTAGTGAATGCCTCCTTATGTGTCAAAGCAAACCAACGATGGTATAAAAGCTTCCACACACCGGGGCTCCATGCAGCCTCGTCAATGTACGAATTCAATTTCTGGATGTACAACCCTAAATCCAAGTCAGAATTATAGGCAAGACCACACAAGAATTTTTCCACATCAACCCTCGTCAAGTACCGTCCACAATACTTTATCGTAGTGTGAGAAAGGAACTCAAACGAAGACCGATCTGTAATCAACTCATACTTGGGTACAATACCAAAATCAGGAAAGAACTTAAAGGGTGAACAGTACGATGTGCGCGTAGAAACAATATTGTCATCTCCGCACACACAATACCAACCAACGTCCAAATCCCAACCCTCCATCACTGCAGCATACTCAATCATGACCATCTGCAAAAACATGTTCACAAAAATGGTCATAGCACCACCCGACTTATTATTCTTGTCAACATAAACAAGTGAGCCGTCCTGGTGCGCAATGAGCACACACACAAGATCGTGAAGACATGCATTAACACGATCCTCACAACCCTGTGGAGCAAAATGACGGAAAATGGGAAGGACACACGAAACAAGGACTTCATACGACTGAGTCATGTCAAACTTTGTACAGTCAGAAGCAAATACAGTGTCAAACGGTAGGTGAGAGACAAGATATTCCCACCCACCATGGAAATGAGTAGCGCCCGGCCACATACGTACTAAG